CATTGATGTAGACTTTCATCTCCCGGATCTTGTCGAACGTCTGGTGGGGTCGAAACACCCCGTCATGCTGTACACCGAGAATCCAACCACGGCGGCTGGAGCATCGGAATACACGCATTGGTTCCAGGAAGACGGGAGTTACAGTACCAGGGTTAGTGGTGGTGGAGAATACCACCAAACCCTGTGGGACTGGACTCCTGACTGCATACGAGTATGCAATCGCACCTTCGGCATCGTCACCCACATGACCACGTTTCATGTGGACAGGAGACAGATCACTGACACCAAGTGTTTGGTGTTGCTCACACCCATATCAACGTGGTGGGGTGTGGCAGCGACACTGGCTGAGTGTTCGGTGAGAGGTCAGGAACTGCAGAAACTCAACCCCGTTGCAAAGGGTTGGGCCAAGCTGTATGTTCACGGCAAAGAAGGAGTGAAAGTATCGATCGCTCGAGCGGGTTACACGCCGACAACGGCTGTAACAATTAGTCTGGAGGATTACGAAGCAGCCATTTTCACAGCAGAATTGGCTAAGCAAGACCCATCAGCGAGTTCTACATTCGCATGGGCGAACAAGGACAGGGGGCAGGCAGCCATCTTGGCAGCGTACCTGCGGAAGAACATCGGACACAAAGGCGCGTACATGACAAACGTGGCCAATTCGATTACCAGCTACACAGCAAACATCGTCGATCACGATACTGGTGCTTACAAATCAGGCATCACCGCTTTCATGCAACCGTTGGTCAACGGGGGATCATACGACCCCGTTGATGACAACGCCAACAGGAAGTGGGCTGTGAAGGACCGCATTGAACAATTCCAAGACACCGTCCCCCTCAACCTTGGCCGTGGACGACTCAGGTTCACGCGCGAGTTCGTTGAAAAGCTCGCAGCTATGGTGGGCCAGCAAACGCCCACCACAGTCGATGAGGTGTGGGACAGACAATCTCGCAAAACACAGAGAGACATCATCACTGCAGCCGTCAACAGCGGTTACCCGGAAAACGACGACATCAAGGCCTTCATGAAGAAGGAATCCTACTCTAAACCTGGAGCTCCTCGTGTCATCTCCACCATTCCTGGCTTGACCAAAGTCGAGTACAGCACTTACATCTACCCCATCGCGGCGCAGATGAAGCAGTTTGAATGGTACGGATTTGGCACTCCAATGGAGATCTCCCAGAAAGTCGTCAATCTTGCCATGGATGAAGAAGTCCTGATCGATACGGACTACTCACGAATGGACGGGCACGTGCGAGCGGAACTTCGACGATTCATCGAAGAACCGCTCATGCAACTCATCTACCCTGACGACCCCTACGTTGTCGAGTTGATGAGGAAGCAGTATGGTGTCAGGGGAAGACTTGGCGACGTCGAATACAAAAG